CCAACACGAGACTATCGCTAGAGATCTCGTAACTAAGAGAACCTTAAAGAACGGTAAATCTCTACAGTTCATCTACACAGGTCGTATGACAAGTTCCTTCCATACGCCAGGAACCCCAATTTTGGGTAATGCTGACAAGGCTCCTCCAGTTGCAGAGAAGACCATCGTAATGGATGATCTACTAATCAGCTCTGCATTCGTTTATGACCTAGATGAGACTCTTGCTCACTACGAATTAAGAGGAGAAATATCTAAGAAGATTGGATATGCTCTTGCTGAAAAATATGACAGATTAATCTTCCGTTCAATTACACGTGGAGCTAGATCTGCTTCTCCAGTTTCTGCTACAAACTTTGTAGAACCTGGCGGAACACAAATTAGAGTTGGTTCTTCAACTAACGAATCTGACGCTTTCTCTGCCAGCGCACTGGTAAACGCATTCTATGATGCTGCTGCTGCAATGGACGAAAAAGGAGTCAGCTCTCAAGGTAGATGCGCTGTTCTAAACCCTCGTCAATACTACGCACTTATACAGGACATCGGTTCTAACGGTCTAGTAAACAGAGACGTTCAGGGTTCTGCTCTACAAAGTGGTAACGGTGTTATCGAAATCGCTGGAATCCACATCTATAAGTCAATGAATATTCCTTTCCTTGGCAAGTATGGTGTTAAGTACGGCGGTACAACAGGTGAAGTTTCTCCTGGAAAACTAGGTGATCACATTGGTCCTACACCTGAGAACGCTAACGCAACAGGCGGAGTTAACAACGACTACGGTACTAACGCTGAGTTAGGAACTAAGTCTTGTGGACTTATCTTCCAAAAGGAAGCTGCTGGTGTTGTTGAAGCAATCGGACCACAAGTTCAAGTAACAAATGGTGATGTGTCTGTAATTTACCAAGGTGATGTGATCTTAGGTCGCATGGCTATGGGTGCAGATTACTTAAATCCAGCTGCTGCTGTTGAATTACACATTGGAAACTCAGCTCCCGCTGCATTCTAATTTATACATTTATTGGGGACCTTCGGGTCCCTTTTTTTTTATCTATGGCTACCACAACAATACAACCCGATACCGAACTATCCGCAGTTAACTCAATCTTGGGTAGCATAGGTCAATCACCCTTGACTACGCTCAACTACAACAACCCAGAAACAGCATTTGTTTATAACTTATTAGTCGAAGCAAATAAAGATGTACAGGGTGAAGGATGGCATTTTAATACTGAGGATCATGTACTTGTTACCCCAGATGCAACAACAAAATATATAGTAGTCCCTAGTAACTATCTACGTTATGACATACATGATGCACACATAGATAAGTCTAGAGATTTAGTAAAAAGAAATGGAAGACTATACGACAAGGTAAATCACACAGATCAATTTGAAGATGATCTTTATCTAGACGTTGTTACTCTCTATCCATTTGAAGACGTACCACCAATATTTCAGAGATACATAATTTCTAAAGCTGCTGTTCGTGCAGCTACACAGCTTGTTGCCAATAAAGAATTGGCTGCACTTTTAACAGTACAGGAGCAAGCTGCTAGGGCAAATGTTCTCGAATATGAATGTAATCAAGGTGATCACTCCTTTATGGGCTGGCCACATGAGACATCATATAGACCTTATCAACCTTACAGAGCACTACAAAGATAATGGCAAGTGTTACTCAAACAATACCTACACTGACTGGTGGTTTATCTCAACAGCCAGATGAACTCAAGATTCCTGGACAGGTTAGTGTCGCAAATAATGTTATCCCTGACGTAACACATGGTTTACTAAAGCGTCCAGGAGGAAAGCTAGTTGGATCACTTAGTGATAATGGAACTGCTGGTTTAAACTCGCAGGCTAACGGTAAATGGTTTTCATATTATCGTGATGAATCAGAAAGCTACGTAGGTCAGATCAGTAGATCAGGTGATATAAATATGTGGAGATGTAGTGACGGTGCAGCAATGACTGTCAACTACGATTCTGGAACTGCTACTGCATTAGTTAATTATTTAACTCATACTGATGACGAAGATATACAGACATTAACTCTTAATGACTACACCTTTATAACTAACAGAACTAAGACAGTAGCAATGTCTACGACTGTTGAGCCTGTTAGACCACCTGAAGTGTTTATAGATTTAAAGGCTACATCTTATGCAAGACAGTATTCAGTTAATTTATTTGATAACACAAATACAACAACTGTTACAACAGCTACAAGAATCAGTGTTGATCTTGTTAAATCCAGTAATAACTACTGTGATACCAATGGTGCAATGGTTGCAAGAAGCTCCCGTCCCAGTCAATCAACTAGATGTGATGACTCAGCTGGAGATGGTAGAGATGCGTATGCACCAAATGTAGGAACTAGAATATTTGATATTGATGATGGGGCGAGTCTTACAGATGAAGCATTATCTGGAAATCATACTTACACAATTGATGTAAAAAACTCTAGTAATAACTCAGTTAATAGAGGTAAGAATCTTTATTTCAGAATTAGAACTATTGGACAATCAGTTCCATTTACAACTGGATCTGGAGAAACTCAAGAAACAACTTATCAGGCTAGATATACCACTACATTCGATCTTCTTTATGGTGGTGAAGAGTGGCAACAGGGTGATTATTTCTATGTATGGATGAAAGATGCTTACTACAAAGTTACTGTAGAAGCTATTAGTACTACAAAGATACAAGCAAACTTAGGATTAGTAAGACCAAACCCTACACCATTTGATACTGAAACAGCAGTAACTGCTTCAAGTATTATTGGTGATATAAGAAGAGGAATATTAGGTACTAACTATGGAGGAGTAAATAGCTTATATCAATTTAGAGATGACGCAGCAAATGGATATGAAGTTAAACAGATAGGTAATGGTTTATATATAACCAGACCATCTTCACAAGGTACATTTAACATCACAGCACCTTCAAGTGACTTACTTAGAGTAATGTCTAATCAGGTAAAAAATGTAGATGACTTACCTTCTCAATGTAGACATGGATATGTTGTAAAAGTAGCTAATAGTGAAGCTGATGCAGACGACTATTACGTTAAATTTAATGGTCATAATGGTAGAGATGGAGACGGAGTATGGGAAGAATGTGCAGAACCAGGCAGAAATATTGAGTTTGATAAATCTACTATGCCTATCCAATTGGTTAGACAGGCTAATGGTTCATTTACTATCTCACAAGCTACTTGGGAAAATGCTCAAGTTGGTGATTCTTTAACCAACCCAAACCCATCATTTGTAGGAAATAAAATTAATCAATTAGTTTTCTTTAGAAACAGATTAGTTTTCTTAAGTGATGAAAACGTAATCATGTCAAGACCTGGCGAGTTTTTTAACTTCTGGTCTAAGACTGCTACAACATTCACACCTCAAGACGTTATAGATCTTTCCTGTAGTTCTGAATATCCAGCAATTGTTTATGACGGTATTCAAGTTAATGCTGGCTTATTGTTATTTACTAAAAATCAGCAATTCATGCTGACTACAGATAGTGACATTTTAAGTCCAGAAACTGCAAAATTAAATGCGGTATCTTCTTATAACTTTAATGAAAAAACTAATCCTGTATCTCTAGGTACAACAGTTGCATTCCTTGATAATGCTAATGCATTTTCACGATTCTTTGAAATGTCTAATGTTGTAAGACAGGGTGAGCCAGATGTAGTTGATCAAAGTAAAGTTATCTCAAGACTATTAGATAAAGATATAAGTATTGTTTCAGTATCTAGAGAAAACTCAGTCGTATTTTTTAGTCAAAAAAATTCTGATACTATTTATTGTTTTAGATATTTTACTACTGGAGATAAGAGACTATTACAGGCTTGGACTACTTGGAAAGTAACAGGAAATATTCAATATCACTGCATGTTAGATGATGCTTTAGTTGTTATTACTCGGAATAATAATAAAGATCAGATGATTAAATATTCTTTAAAGCTAGATGATAATGGACATTTTGTAACTGATACACAAGATACAGCTACAACTGATGATGACATTATTTATAGAGTTCATCTAGATCATGCATCTTCTGTTACAGCAGCTGCCAATACCTACAACGCTACAACTATAAAAACTACAATTCCAAAACCTAATGGTTATGAAAGTACTAAACAATTAGTTGCTTATGACACTGATGCTGGAAATGATTTAGGTAGGTATGCATTAATAACTGTCAATGGTTCTAATCTAGAAATAGCTGGAGACTGGTCTAATAATACTTTTGTTATTGGTTATCTATATGAGATGGATGTACAGATTCCAACTTTCTATACGACCCAACAGGTAGGTGACAAGTACAGATCTGACAATAAAGCATCATTAATTATTCACAGAGTTAAATTTAGTTTTGGACCTCTTGGAGTGTATTCAACAACGATTCAAAGAGGTGGCAAACCCGATTACACTGAAACGAAAGAATTAGGATTAGCTGGATTTGTAGGTGCTAATAGATTACCTATTGTTTCTGAAGTAGTAGAGACAGTCCCCTGTTATGAGAGAAATACAAACTTAAAAGTAAACGTTAAATCATCACATCCCGCACCAGCCACATTGTATTCATTGGCATGGGAAGGAGATTATTCAAATAGATTTTATAAACGTGTCTAAATTTATTCACCCAGTTACAAAGGAAGCTGCACTAGCTGTGGCTTCCAATCTTTTACCAGATGACCGTAGAGAAGTTGAAGAGGGTCATGGACATGATCCTGTCAAAATAATCCCACTATGTGCCGCGTATGGAGAAAGTGTTTATTTTACAGTTCCCAACGGTGACTTAGCCGGAGTAGCCGGCGTACAAGAAGATGGCAGAATCTGGATGCTATGTACACCCGCTATTCATAAGTACCCACTAACTTTTGCAAGAGAAGCAAAAAGATATGTGGAAAGTAGACAAGAGAAGTTGCTTTGGAACATCGTTGATAAACGAAACAAAGTTCATGTGAAACTACTCAGATTCCTTGGGTTCAAATTTTTAAGGGAATTAAAACACGGACCTAATAATTTATCCTTCATGGAGTTTTGCCGTGTGTTTAGGTAGTGCAGCTAAGACTGCTAATGAAAATGCTCGTAGAAGATATAAATACGAGAACGAAAGAAGAGAGCGTAGGTGGATGCAAACTATATCCATTTATAATGCTCAAAAAGTTAAATACGAAGAAGATGTACAAAATGCTGGTTTAGGTGAAGCACAAGCTAGAGTCGAGCAGCAAGAGCAGATGGATCTCGCTAGAGGTGAAGCTCAACTAAAGTACGAAGAATTATTTAGAAAATTACTTGAAGATAGTACTTACGGAAAATTAGTAGCTGCTGGTCAAACTGGTCAATCTACTAGAAGAAGAGGGACTATGGACTATGCAAAGTATGGTCGAGATGTCAGTGATATTGCAAGAAGATTAACTCTGAATGACAGAGAACTAGCTAAGAAGACATCTAAACAACTAGCTCAATATAAACAATTTAAAGATCAGGCATTTGCCAAAGTGGCATTTAAGCCAATCCCAGATGTTGCACCTCCACAACCAGTTATGCGTAACGTTGGAGCTGAAGCGTTTATGGGAGCATTATCAATTGCAGCAAACGTTGCAACTATGGGTGGTCAACAAGGATTTGGATTGTGGGGTAATTAAATGACAAACAGTTTTTTTAATTTTACAGAAGCTCCTGATTTTGCATCTGCA